GGCCTGAGTAGTCGAGCTGTACGATGTCGAAGAACTTGTCGTTTTTGTCATTCGGCTTGACCTTGATCCTGCTTGGCTTGGTCCATGTGTCGCATTCGGACATGGCTTCCTCGGTCGTGTTGGCTTGCGCACCAAGCGCGGCCTTGCGCTTGATGTAACGCTCGGCGGCATAGCCTCCATGATCGGGGCATATCCACTCGGAAATCTTGATTAGCCCGCAATAATAGGTCACGCGGATGGAATCCGGCTTGCCTTCCTTGCGCCATTTCGAATAGCCGACATCATCAACGGCGACCCATTCGGCTTGTACTTGTGTTGAAATCATCGCACCACTATAGGCCCGATTTCCGTGATTGAGAACAGGCGGCGGGAATGCGTAACCGCATTCAATACAATTTCGCATTGCGGCATGTTGAATGGTCTTGCAATCCGGGCATTCTTTGCAAGGCGCGGTTCCATCCTCGGTCTTGCCCTTGATCTTAGGACGCACCTTGTCGATGAATCCGTGCCGAATGACGTTCTCGCCATAGTCGAGCACAAGGCAATCGGCCTTCCCCGGAGCTATGCGCGTGCCACGGCCAACGATCTGGACGTATAGGCCTGCGCTCTCAGTCGCCCGGACCAAGGCCACGAGATCGACATGCGGGACGTTGAAGCCGGTGGTCAAGACGTTGACATTGATGAGGCACCTGTAATCGCCCCGCCTGAACCGCTCGATTTTCTCGGTGCGCTCGTTCATGCCGTCGCCACCCGTCACGACATGAGCTTCGACACCAAGTGCTTCGAACTCATCCCGTAACATATTGGCGTGAATAACACCGCAAGCAAAGATCAGCCACGCCTTCCGCTCGGCTCCATACTCCACGATTTCGGCCACCGTCTCACGCACCAGTTCGGGATCTGAAGCCGCCTTGGCAAGCTCGCTCTCGATAAACTCCCCGCCGCGATGGCCGACATTCGTCAAATCAATCTTGCGAGCGCCAGCCTTGCTCACAACAGGCGCAAGGAACCCTTGCTCCATTAGATCGGCTATCGGAATGTCATAGGCGATGCCATCGAATATCGCCCCTTCGCCCTTGTGCAGCCATCCGCTGTCAAGCCGATAAGGCGTTGCTGTAAGCCCGACGATCTTCACGCCATGGTTCGCCAGTTTCAAATCAGAGAGGAACTTATTGTAGCGCGTATTGTCGGAGCGAGGGATCAAGTGGCATTCGTCAACGATCACAAGATCAGGCGGCGGCATCATATCGAATGCCCGCTTGTGAATGGACTGAATGCCCGCAAAGGTGATGGCGTGCCTTAATGTTTTCTTCTTGAGGCTCGCACTGTAGAACCCAATGTCGGCCTCGGGATAAAGTGTGAGGAGTTCCGCCGCGTTCTGCTCAAGTAGCTCTTTAACATGCGTCAACATCAACACGCGCGTGCCGGGAAAAGACATCGCATCCTTGACAAGGTGCGCGATGATTAAGCTCTTGCCTGAGCCAGTGGGAGCAACAATGAGAGGATTGTCACCCTTCTTTGCAGCCCAATAATCGTAGAGGCCATCAATGGCGGCTCGTTGGTAGGGGCGGAGGTCAAACATTGGCATATTCCATTTTTCGATCAAAAAGAAAAAGATGCCAATCTATCTGTGTCCATCCATCTGTTTCAACATGGCATGAGTGACACAATAAAACTAAGTTTTCTGGAATGTCTGGCCCGCCTTCGCAACGAGCGATTATATGTGCTCTTTCTAAATTGTATGGTTTTGGACATTGCCAAAGACACTTAAAACACGTTCTTCTATCCATGTCTAAAGTTGTCAGTCCAATATTATCCCAATACTTAAGCACTTGTAAAACAGACGGCATATTTCTTTTCTGCCTACCCATTGCCCATCCTCCCCTTATGATTCCGCACCACCTCGCCCTCCTCCGTCACGTATTCGATCCAATCCTCTCCGGTATCGTGAACATCCATCTTCACAAGCGACGGAATATAAATGTGGTCGCCGCATCCTGAATATTGGTCGATCTCGTCCAATGCATTTTTGTGCCGGGCACAATTCCACCCACCCGTGCGCTCTGCCGTTGAGAATGCACAAGTGCGGCAATTCAACTCCGGCATCTGGTCGCCATGACATACGGAGTGGTAAGCGCAGAACTTGCATTCGAACCATGCCGGATCGGAGCTTATACCTGGGGGAGGTGTATCGGAAAAAATGATAGCTTCTGCCTTTTCTAGCAGCGCCTTAGCGTAGGCAGGATCAGGTTTGACGCGCTCGACATAAATCTCATCGGTGTTCTTATTCACCGCGAAGAACAAGCACCGCTCTAGCCCGCTCAAGTGCAGGCCGATCTGGCATTGCGCCCAATAGACAGGCTTTGCTTTCTCAAGGCCCATGCTTGCCATTGCCTTGAAATATTTCTCGCTCATCGTCTTGACTTCGAGCGTGTGCGGCTTCGAGCTTTCCGGCAATCCCTCAAGCACGCCATCAAGGCTCAATGCAAAATGCCCGCCAAGAGCCGAGAAGCGAGGCTGCATTCCGGTCTCGGGATCACGCTCCCAAACGGTGCAACCAGCCGCGCGGAGGTTCTGCACCACCCTTGCCTCTTCGCGGTCGCCCGTCTCGAACAGCCTTAGAATGCGGCCATCGTGCTTCTCATGCCACGCCCACCGGAATTGATACCATAACGCCCTGGAGCACGAATGCCCGATCTGTGAGCCGCCCAAGTGCTGCCGATGTGCGCTGCGCCTTGAGTTCTCGTAGGCATCATAGATGGCCTTTACGATTGGGGGCCGCATGTCGATCTTCATAGGCCCCTGCTCCTCAACCTAGATGCCACGCTTTTGATAAACTCCGGGCTGTACCCTGTCTCTTGCTCGATTTCGATTTGGCTCCATCCTGCTCGCAACATTTTTCTCACCTCCCTGCTTCTGACTTCATAATATTTCTTATCATCCGCAAGCTGTTTCTGGCGGTGTTTCTTCTTGTAATACTCAATGGTGGCATTCGCGCTTGCGCCAAAAACCTGACTAATCATCTGCCAAGTCATTCGGTCGTTCCGCATGTGGTCAATGAGTTCATAGGCATTCGACGGCCAATTGATCCTCATCGAGCCTATTGGCGGTGCTTCTTCTCGGTCTAAACGAATTGAACTTGGCTTGTTCTTTGGGATGAAATCAACATCCACAAATCTGTGTTGCACGTTGCCATATTGATCGAAGAACCAGAACGAGCCATCGAGCTGGCGTTTGATCTCGGATTCAGTCTGCATCATTATTCAGCCGTCTTTGTTGATAGGTCTTCGATCATTGTTTCGAGATAGGTCAAATCAGGCTCCTTGGGAAAATCTGTCCACGGCTTTCCCCCTAGGCTCTCGGCAACAAATCGCGCCGCCTTGTATCCGTTCAAGAAGGCAGCAATCTCTCTAAACTCGTTCAGTTCCTTGCGGGCATCATTCTCACAAGCCCATGTGATCGTGACAGGTTCACTCGGCATCTTTGGCCTCAACACCATAAGAAGAAGCGTGGTCTACCTCTAAGAATATTTTGTCAGGCACATATGATCCGTTCATTGCCCTATAGCCAGTGATCGGCTTTTGTACGGTGGAGTATCCCTTGCCATGCTTTGCCCGATACACCATCACGACATCAGCGTCGGGATGATTCTTCGCCAGCATGGTTACGATGTCAGCAAGCTGCTCGATTTTCATTTGCCCTCCCTAAAGTATTAAGGGGCGACCGTAGCCGCCCCCGGTTAATGTTTGATTAACGCTTCCAAGGCGGCACGGAAGTGCCAACCGCACCCCCCGCAGGAGCCGCCACACTCGGAGCCGCTACCTTGTCGCAGGCTTCGTAACCCGAGACTTTGTTCTGAGTTCCGTACTCCTGCGTGGTTTCAACCCGCACGGTCACGATAAGCGGCTTGTTGTGGAGGTCGCTCGAATCCTGGGGGGTGAAGACCCCAACGGCGCGGCAAATCGCACTCAACTGACGCTCCGCAATCTCCTGAGCCGTGGCCGAAGGATTATTGACGTTGAGCTGATCGAAGACATACGATCCTTGATGCGGCCCCTCGATGACTTGCATCGAGAGCTTCAGCATCGAGCCGGTCATTGCCCGCGTGGGCTTTTCCTCCGACGCCGTGATAACGCACTTGTACTTGCCAGCCGGGATGGCTCCCCGCACTGCTGCCGGTTCGATGTTCGCGGCATTAAATCCGTTCAGTTTCATTTCGTCTTTCTCCTACTTCGCTACAAATTCGCTAAAGGGGTTTCCGGTGCCGAACGAGAAGGCAATTGGCTTGTCGATGCCGAATCGGTTCTTCGTCACGCTTGCGGCTTGGGGAAAGCAGATAATCTCACGATCACCCGTGGAGATTGCCCGCTTTTTCTCACCCGCTCCGCTGACGTATGTCTTGAGCCGGATCAATCCCACAAGGTCGCAATTGTCGGTGTAATGCGGGATCGACTTCTTGTGCATCCTGATCGTATAGCGCGTGTACGGATCGTAATCGGGGAGGTCGAGCGTCTCGGTATCGGCATGGCCGATAAAGACGATGTTCATTCCCTTGTCGTAGGCGAGCGCACCAGCCCACTCGCGGATCATGCGATGGCGTTCGGCGGCGGTATTGTATCCCGCTCCATAGCCGCCTCCGGCTTGATTGATGGACTTGGCCTTTGGATCAGCCGCCACGATCTCGGCCTCGATCATGATTCCAAGCTGTGTGATGGAATCAATGACCAGCGTCTTGAATTCGTGCTCTTGGCTTGCAAGTGCCTCGATGGCATCGAGCACATCTTGGCTGCGGGTCGCCAGCGGGAACAATGAAACACCGTCATTCCCAGCAAGCGATGTGGTGCCGTCCTCGGTGCGAACGAACACGGGCTTCGGCATCATTGCC